TGCTAGTCCGCCCGAAGGCGGACTTGCAGGAAATTCCTCACACATTTGTGTAAGAAATTACATCCTTTGATATCAATTTTATTATAAAGTAAATAAAAACTGAGGACTACGTCCTCTGGTGATTTGTAAGTTTTATCATTTTAGCTTTTTGCTATGGCTGATACCACTATCCAAACCACCGTCTACACCGGAAAGAGTGTAAAGTTGTCCGAACTCTGCGAAACGCTTAAAAAAGCCATCGAGTCGAACGACTTTCAGGGGTTCTTGGACGAAATTTCCAAGGCCTCGAGCTCTATGCTGCCCCAAATTACCCCCTCCCTTATTTTCAAGGGGGAGAATGAAGTTGCAGACAATACGGTGTTTGCTCTAGGCGGTTTTAAGATCATTGACGCCGGCTCCTTACGCCCTTCCGGGCTAAAAGCGCGCGATCTGATCGCTGCTGTGAGGACCCATCTACGCCCGAACAGGAAGATTATTAAATTCTTGTTCGACCATTGTGACGTCATTTGTAGAACCGTCGGAGTTGTAGGAACTGAGGGAACCGGAAAGGCATCCCTTGATCCGAAAACCCTGAAATCTACTTTGGCAGTCGCTGCTATGCTCAGGGAATTGCCCCCTGGGATTGTGACTACCATTCGTAGAGATAATGAGAATTGGGCTGTCCCCAAGAATGCTCAATATTCGAGACTCGTTGGAAACAACGTCTTTCTCCTCGTGGGCAAAGGGGATAAGATCCTTTCTATCCCGGACATCCCGGACGTGTACGTTCAACACCTCCCTTTTGTGGAGGATTTCGAAAAGGAGGGGGATAAGCAGGTCCAGAGGACCTATCTCCCCATCAATCTCGTGAACGTCGCGCATCTGGACGATGACAACAAGGCTATTCTGGAGACTTGCTCCGGACTGCCCATCTTTGCCGAAGGAACTTCTGGTACGGCCAACTTTGTTATTATCCGTCTACTTCAGGACTCGCTCTGCGAAATCTCCCAAGATGAAGTCGGAAATGTTGGAATGATCCCCTCTAAGAGGACCCGTACCCTCCCTCAGTAAAGGGAATAGATGACATGTTGCAGTTTCTTAAAAGATGCTGTAGTTTGTTCTAAGTAGTAAATTAAGGAACCAAACTCTAGAGTATGATCAGTTTTGAATCCAATGACTGGCATCCGTCCTATCGACTACTTCAATTTTGCAGTGGACACGTATGAAGACATGAATCGCGCTGCGATCGCCGAATTGAAAGACCCGGATCTAAAAAGATTACTAACGTCGGATTTAACTCTCCATCTAAGACAAGAAAAAGAGGTATTCCGTGAAGTCTCGAGAGTCCATGAAAAGATCTCGAAGATCAAATCCATAAGGAACTCGTATTACGAGAGGGCCAAATCTAGTGTCCTCACATATTTCTCGGCTTCTAGCTCAAGAGATGACGAAGACCTAATCTGGATCTTGAACAAGTTGTCTTACTCCGCGTTTACAAGAAATTTACCTAGAACAGATAAGAATATCGTTGAAATCGCATCAGAACAACAAGAAATCGTTGGTAAAGACAATTCAGAGGTAGGTGAAAACCCTGCTGAAGATCTCCACTTCGAGAGAAGATTCGAGGAGTATATGTCATTCCTGTTTAAGAATAACAACCCGAATAAGCCGAAAGAAGTTATAAACAAACCTTCAGCTTCTTTCTTTTCCCCTTCATCGCGAGGGGGGAAGAGGTACGACAACATGAAACTTGTAATGTCTAGTAAGAACGAAGTCTTATCTAGAGAAGCTCATCAAATACTTGAGAAATTCGGGTTTTCAGACAACCTTCCTTATCAAGAGAGACCTCTTTCAGATTATGAGTGGTATAAATCAGG